ACTTCTGCAACAGAAGCCTTCTGCGGTTTATCGTCAAAGTCTTGGACTTCTTCGACAGAGTAGGTTCCGACAACGCATCCAGGGTATACAGCCCGAATTCCTTCCGAAATGCATCGGCTGCGTAACATCGCCCTTGGGTACTTATGCCATCCACTACTAGGCTTGACCAGACCGATATGCTTTGCCTGATCAAGCGTCCAAGTAACAGTGATGCTGCCACCAGCAGGATGACTGAAAACGCCGCTAACTCTTTCATCTGTGTAGTCCTTCCATTCAACTTTGCCGCCAGAGTTCTGGAAACGTGCCAGCATTGCGTCAGCTTTGAGCGCTGGTCTGCCTTGGATAATGTGATAGTCACGCGCTGCAATAGCAGGGTGCTGGCCTTCTGCCTGTGCTATCAGCATCAATGCCATAGCTTCGTCTGCGGTCTTGACTCCGAATAGACCTGACTTAGCGACTGCTAATGCCATGCGTTCTATGTCTTGGACTGGAACTAAGTTACTCATCTCTCACCTCCTCATCTTTTTGTTCCAAATAGTCTTTGTATGTTTCAAAATACTCTTTCATGTCTAACTGCACCATATGCAACATTGATCCTATTGCGCTGGAAATTTGATATTCATCATCAAAGTGGCTACCGTCTAAAAAAAATTCTGTATTTTCCTCAATAACTTTATCGCCATAAATAGACAAAATGTTTCTTAGACCAAGAATAGATTCTTGATAAAACTGAATTTTTCTTAACATTGGAAGCAGGTTGTGTGACATCTCATCTCCTTATTTAAGTAGGAATCGGCGACTGCCTTGGATTTCAACTACGAACTTCTCATAAATGTCCGGCATAGCTTGCAGGAATAGCTTCTGGTCAAACTTGTGGCTCGACTTCGCAGCCTTCCAGGTTGCTAGTGTCTTGCCTTCCAGCGTTACTAGATTGGCGTTCATGCCCATGTAAGACCGAATCGCTAACTCGATAGACTCGGACTCATTCTCTAGGTGCTTGATCTTCTGCTTGTACTCATTCAGCACAGCACAGGCGCGTTCTACCGTAGCAGTAGCAGTCACAGATTCGCTGTTATCTGTCGGGTAGATGATCTTGCACGACTCCAGACTGTCAGGCTCTGGCAGGGTTTTGGTGGCTACAAAGCCCCAATACTTAGCCATCTGCTTGATCAGGTCATCTTTCATCTCAGGCGTAATGGTGAAGTGATAGGTGCGGAATGCTTGCCCCCCGAACAGGACTGCAAGATATATCGACTCCACGTTATGTACGGCAGCTTCGTGTATGAGTTGCGCCAGATCAGCAGCAGGAACCAGGTTTGCGTCTTCGTCGAACTTAGACATAACGCCAGCGTTGTAATTCTTGCATTCAACGAGCGTTCGTCCATCTGCACTGATGTAATCAAAGTGAGAGCGTAGCCACGGCTCATCTTTATGTGACATTGCATAGTCAGCATCCTTCAGTTCGATACGGTGCTTTTCTTGGAACAGTCGGGCAATGGTGGGTTCCATCACTTTACCCATCTGGACTGCTTCTATGCCGGACAGATCAGGTGGTTCCTTCTTGCCTAGCTTCTCCAGGATTACGTCACTAGCGCGTCCGTTAGCGGCCTTGCGACTATCTCCAGACCACCAGGCTCCGGCTCGGACTTCAGGTGCAAAATCTTCTTGATTAGGACTTGTCATTGTTTTCCCCTTTAGTAACTTCTAAGTATTGACGGATGGCTATCTGTACAGCTTGATCAAATGATATGTTTAGCAACATGGCACGACAGGCTATTTCACAAGTCAGAGGCCAGCCTAGTTGTGCTATTTCCTGGTTCATGGTGTTTTCCTATAGGTAAGGGTTTTGGGATCGTAGGCAGAGGTTCTGCCGCTTTTGCCCTCCCAGACAACGTGAACCATGTCAGCAAAAAACCACCAGCAACCGTGGACTGTGCCGCCATCCCGCATAGTGGCAATCACCATCCGGCCTGTGGTGCTACCTGTGCAGAGTGTGGACAGAAACAGAATCTTGCCGCCAGCTTCGTTGACGGTTTCCATCCATTCGTCGGCATAAGAAAAAATCGGGTTTGCTAGCAAAACACAGAAAATTAGCTTCTTCATGTGTTCTTCTCCTTTAGCTTGGCTTCCGTCATTGCTACGCACTCTGGCCCATTATTGGATTCCCATGCCAGAAATGTGCGCTCCTCATCCGTCAGCCCTTGCCATTCGCGCTGTGGTGGGGCGGTGTTCCAGTCTTGAACTTTCGCATCATCCAGTGACAGCCCTCGCATCTTTGCAAATTCAGTGATGACCTCAACAGCTGGCGAGGCGTTATCAGCAGAGGAAAGCACAATGCGCTCTTTGCGCGAGGTGAGCCAGCCCATGAAATCAAATAGTGCGCCAGCAATAACGGAGTGCGCCACCGGCTCCGGTTCAGGCTGCGCTAGTCGGGCTTCCAGTTCCTCGATACGTTTTGCCATGCGCTGCTGTTCTTCAACCATCACAGCCATTGCGTCCCAGTCAGGGTTAAAATCGTTTTGTTCTAATCGGGCGCGGATAGCGACAGCGGCAATAGCGCACTGTTGTGTCATTGATGGCGAAAATGTCGGGCAGGATGTGTAGTCTTGCGCTTCTTCCAGCGCATCCAGCGCCATCTGCATCAGTTCTCGGTCAGTCATGGCGCACCTCTCTCGCGGATCATCAATGCTGCAATAACGCCTTGGTTGTGCCATTCGCCATGCAGCCATTCCTCTACTGCTTTGGCACACGCCTCTCGTTCCTCTGCTACTGCTTTACGAATCGCCACGCATACAGGCTTGTCGCACTCTGGATGGCAGGAATGAATGGTGTCCCACTTAATTCTCTCGCGCTCCGCCGCTGCGACTAGGTTGGCAAAGCGTTCAAGAAATTCTGATATGCCTTCAGCTCTTTCAAGCCAACCGATGCCAGCCTCCCCCGCCATGCGGATAATGTCATCTCTGTTCATAGCATCCCCTCAGAATGGACTGTCGCGCATAGCTTCTTCAAACTCCTGCCGCTTCTTTTCACGTTCAGCAGCAGACTCTTCATGCAGCACCCAATAGCGGCCTACAGAACCGCAGTGGGCATCCATCATGGACTGTCGTTGAGCAAAACAGTAGGGGTAATCTTCCTGGCCTGTGACTAGGCTGGTGGTGGTTAGCGCAGGGTGAACACAACGGTCACGCTGGCCTTCATGGTTGCCGTAGAACTTGCACTCTACGCACAATTTAATGTCTTTTAAGTAGGTCATGCTGCGCCTCCAGTAGCTTTGTCTATCGCTTTACGGGCTTTCTCATGCCATGCCCATAACTCATCGTCAGACCAGACAAGTCCTTGTGGCATGGTCATCAAGGCTTCCAACAGATCGGGCGCAGCAGCAATCAGAAGCGCGTTGGCTCTTTTTTCCTCATCTGGAATTGTCTTGCGGTTTGGAATGTTGGCAATCGTACTGCCGTGAACACCCGCCTTACGGCAGGTAATAGAGTAAGGATTGGTTTTCCAAGGTGTTCCATAACGAGTGTTATCTTGAAAACGCCAAGTGCCTTTTGTGATGGTCATATCTAATCCCCTTTTTAACTTTCTAATCCCTGTAAATTAACTTTACAGTCTGTGCGAAATTGCACAACCGAAACTTACAACACCCTCAATAAATTTACAATGAGAATTTTCTATCAAGAACTTCTATGTCATAGCCTGTGTATAAGTCTGTGAATTACTTGTGGATAACTTAGCTGGCACGATTCTTGGTTATATAGATATAGTTTGGTACTGTATTAGTACCACTGTATTATTAGTTCCTTAGTAATACATTCGTATTACTATCGACTCTTTTATATTTTTTCTCCCATATAAAAACATATATTAGGGTGCTTAAAATTTAAGCAGGTTACTCTCCGAACTTGGGTTTCTTGGGTTTTGGGGTTTTGAATCCCATTGCTTTGAACCTGGCTCGAAGATCGGTTTCGGCAGAGCTGCGGTACTTGAACCGCTGGTCAAGAATCGACACAGGTTTGTCAGCTTCACGCGGGGTAGGCGCGCGCGGGGAAATTTTTTCTACTAGGGCTAGCTTCTTTGCTGGTGACATGGCTTCTCCTGATTGCAAATGCCGTTTAAACGGGTTTTAAGGGGCCTGGGAGGCGTTGAAAAGAGAAAAGGCTACCACGACAAGGGTCAACCCCATTGACGCGCCATAGCCTCTGCAATTCCGGCGTAGGTTTCTGACCTGATTTTCCATCTGTCCTTACTTGGTGGCAATTTGTTCTGACCGGAATCGGTCTGATTACCCCATCGGGGTTTTCCGTCGATGTATCGGGGTTCGACAAATTGAGTTGCTGTCAGCTTTGGTAAATTCTTAAGCCACAGGCAAGTTGCCTTGCTTGCATCATGTCCGAATTGATAGGGTTGGATGATCTGGTCAGGTTTGCGGACGCGTGAGGAAATTATGCCTATGGGGTTCTCCAGCGCAATTTTGGGGATTGGTGCATCCAGTAGCAGCTTGACGAAAGACAGCGCATCTTCCGTCTGAATTGCTCTTTCCGGTCTGCGTTTGTTCCAATGGATTCCCGATGAGCATAGAAAAGTGCATGGAGGATGAGCAATCATCAAATCCCATCCGTCATCAAGAATGTCGAAAATGTCGCCCTGATAATGCAGACCTGGTTGCTCACTTGGTAACAGGTCGCAGGACAGCGCGTAGTGTCCGGCACGGGAAAAAGCATCACGGACAGCGCCGGAGTGTTCGCAAGCGATAAGAACACGCATAGAAGCCTCCAAAACGGTCTACAAGGCGAAAAAAAGGGCTGTCCATATGCAGACAACCCCAAGACAGAAAACAGCTTAATCAGACGATTCGCATAACGTAATGCTGCTGTACGGGATGACTCAAATCAGCCGATTCTGTAATTAACAGGTTGGCAAGCGTTTCAATGTCGTCTTGACTGTAGCCATTGTCTTTGGTGAAAAAGTTGGCATCATGCATTTCGACAACATGGTCATCCATGCCTGTGCGCCAATAGCAGACGAATTTCTCATGTCCGAATAGTTTTGTTTCTTTCATGTCTAATCTCCATTAAAAGGAAAGCAATACATACAGAAATGCCCACATTACAAAGAACGCAAAGATACCGCCGAGAAACTCTAGAACTGTTTGCATCATGCCTCCTCTTCGTCTTCTTCCTGCTCTGCTTCGTAGTGGGCGGCGATTTCGTGCCAATTAACGTCAGAAATGAAAGCCAGAGCGTAATCTCTAGCAATGCCGTCAGGAGTTGAATCAATGATGATTTCCTCTACGAAGTCACGGGCTGAATCAGCGCACCAAGTGCCTTCCGATCCGTCAAACATCTCAAGATTGACGCGCCATGTGGCGTAATTAGTCCAGCCGTTATAGGTCTTGTCGTTCATGTCTAATCCCCTCTTAGTGTGTTTGCAGACCATTGATTACAAAATACTCAACATCGAATGCTGACGGAAGATTGCCAGAACAAGCAATTCCGTCTGATCCGCACACTTCCCAACCTTTCAAAGTGTTGCGAATCGTGAATTCTTTACCGGAAGGAGCAATTACGATGCAGCCGTCAGCAACATGACCCTTCATGCTGGTGAATTGGTTTGAATGTACTTTCATGTCTAATCTCCAGTCTAATGTTGACTAATGGTAATTACTTGGCTTCGCGCTCTAGTGTGATACCGACAAACCAGCTAACGAAAGCGATTATCAATGCGCCAAGTGAGCATAGAAATTCACCATGTACTGTGAAAACTAATGACCACAAAGTGAAGGATAGAAACACTAACATTGCGATTGTTGATTGTTTCATTGTCTAATCTCCAGTAAGGAATGAGGAATTACAGGCCTAAGGCCTTGAGAGCGTAGTAGCTAGCTGCTAGCACGACAGCGCCGAGAATGTAGACAGCGCCGATAAAGAGAACTGTAGCCGCTAGGCTTTCGATGAGTTTCATTTGTCTAATCTCCTGGTAGGAATTGATGAGTACCGCAGTACCTATATTAGGTATGATTAGGATATTATGCAAATTGATTGTTCCTATATATGTTTGTATGACGATATATTTTAACTATATCTATATATATATATGTATTCCTATAATTCCTTATAAATATGCTATCAGTATATATATGGGATAATGCTTTGGGGAAATAGTCTGT